CGCTTCACAGAAGCGAACGACAAGGAGGATCTGCGGGCCATCCGGGAGAAGCGCGGGATCCCGGAGGAGAAGCCCGGCTTCCACCCGCCCAAGAAGAAATTCGCACCCGTAAAGGGCAAGAAGTAACCAAAGACAAGGCCGGGGTTCGTCCCCGGCCTACGGCGCAGCAATCGGAAAGGAGGTGCTTGCTACATGTTCCGATTCAAAAAATCCGTACCGGTAGAGTATGACCTGCAGGGCTATATCTACTTCACGTCGAGGCTGCACAAACAGCTGCCAGCAGACGAGCAGCGGCGGATCCTGAACCTCTGCATGGAAGCCGGAGGTGAATACTACCAGGCGCTTTACGAGTTCGTGACGTCCGATGTGGGCGCCACGGCGGTATGCCGCAAGCACTTTCTTTCACAATCCACCCTGGAGCGGATCGTCCGCAGATACTACATCCTATTCGCTGAATCACTCTAAGCTGATATGCAGGCCGAGTGCATAGCCGGGACAGACACCGGAGGCCTGCCCTCTCCTTTATATGATCACGCCCCGGTAAGGGTCACGCCTGTGTCGCACAGGTGCTGCAGTGCAATTCTGCTGAGCCGGGCTTCGCCGTTTGGTTTTGTATGGACCCTACCCAGTGGCGGGTGGCGCCCATAGAGAATCAAATACCGTCATTTTTCATTCGCGCGCGCACGCGCGAATGTGGGCTTGGTAAGGGCCTAAGTTTTCAACCATCCCCCACCAGAAAGGAGCGAGCCGACATGCAGGAGGGCTACTGGGTAGTACGTACATACGAAGCTGGAGCCGTGGGCGAAAAGACAAAGTTCTTCGTCCAGGGATCCAGACCAACAGGCAAGGTCAGACGCAAAGATCGGGATGCTGCCCGGAAACAGGAGCAGAACGAATACTCCGCACAGAAGGCCCTGGCCAGACTGATCAATGCGAACTTCACCGCAGGAGATCTACTCATGGGCCTGGACTATTCCGAGGAAGGCATGGAGAAGATCCTGGCGTGGGCCAGAGAGAATGGCCTGCCCGTTGACTCCGAAGATGAAGCCCAGCAGATGGATGCTATCTGGGAGGCTGCCTCTCACGAGCTGGACAATGCTCTGCGCAGAGTCAAGCGTCGCCTGAAGAAACAGGGCATGGATCTGAAGGCCGTGTACTCCACCTCCGACATGGACGGAGAAACAGGAGAAGCTGTCCGCGTTCACCATCACCTGGTCGTAAGCGCCGGTACCCAGGATGCTTTCCTGGATGCCTGGGAGAAGTGCGGCCTGGGCGGTGTCAGCTGGACCCCTCTCTGGAAGGACCAGGAGGATCGCACACCCATCGCCGAGTACATCATCCGCCAGGTGCGCCGGATCCCCGATGCGAAGAAGTACCGCAGCACCCGGAACCTGACCAGACCTCAGCCCAAGGACCGGATCGCTCTGTCCGATGCCGAGCTGCGGGTACCCACCGGCGGCAAGCTGCTGTTCCGCCAGGAGTTCAAGCCCGGCAGACCTCAGTACATCCGCTATTCCCTTCCTCCCAAGCGGAAGAAGGTGCCGCCTGCAGCACCGCCGGCTGCATAACAGGATATTCACGCCCTTGTTCCTTATCAAGGGCGCCATTGTCATACACAGGCCAGTCCTTCGGGGCTGGCTTTTTCTTTTGGTCGGTGGAACACAAGCGGTTTTTGTCAGTCTTTTTCGACCTGTGGAGAAGTTGACGGATCAGCGACGACTCCGAGTGGTATTTTTCGGGCGTGGGTTGGCTGCCAAGGAATGCACAGCCCACGGAAAATCCATGCGGAGGTACAGATCATGAGCACACCCAACAGAACCGCAAGAAAGTCCGCTGCCATCACCGGCACCGCCAACAAGGCGCGCACAGCTGCAGGCAAGGCGGTCACCCGTCCTGACAAGCCCATTGCCGGCACCGGTGCCAACCGGATCGCCAAGCCCACCCTGGGTCGCAGCATCGGCAACAAGGGCAAGGGCCCCGTCTACGAGGTTCCCAAGCCCGTCAGACCCAAACCCGTGAAGAAGTAACCCGGCACCCTCAGACCGACGGAAGGAGGAAACCACGATGGGAAGACCCAAGAAGTACACCAAGAAGACCCTGGCAGAAGCCGTTGAGCGGTACTTCGCCTCCATTACCCGGATCGTTACCATGACGGAGCTGATCGAGACCGGCGAACGTGACGACAAGGGCCACAAGATCTTCGAGCGGCGCCCGATCACCAACAGCCTGGGCGAGGAAGCCAAGGTCGAGGAGTACATCGTGCCTCCGACCGTTGGCGGCCTGTGCCAGTTCCTGGGGATCCACCGGAGCACCTGGGCAGAATACTGCGATCATGAGGAGCATCCGGAGTTTTCCGACACGACAACGCGTGCGCGGGGGCGTCTGCGCGCATACCTGGAGCAGCAGCTGCTGGTTCGCAAGGATGTGAAGGGCATCATATTCGACCTGCAGAACAACCATGGCTATTCCGAAAAGCGCCAGGTGGAGCTGGGAGAGCGGGCCAGCAAGGCCATCTCCGCCCACTCCATGTCCATGAGCGAGAAGAAACTCATGCTGGAGGAGATCGCCAGGGAGTTCGGCGGAGGCGGTGACGCCGATGGGACACCAGAGGACTGATCTGCAGATAAGCCTGGCTCTTTGGTGGAAGAACCTCAAAGCGACCAACAACGACTGCTTCCTGCCGCTGTTCTTTGACGAGCACCGGTACCTGGTGCTGAAGGGTGGCGGCGGCTCCGGCAAGTCCATCTTCGCTGGCCGCAAGGTCCTGGAACGTGCCACCAGCGAGCCGGGGCACCGCATCCTGGTCTGCCGTAAAGTTGCCAGGACGATCCGGGAGAGCTGCTTCGAGCAGCTGATGGGCCAGACCATCGACTTCTACCCGGACAGCGGGTACCGGTTCAACAAGAGCGATATGAACATCACGTTCGCCAACGGCAGCAAGATCCTGTTCGCCGGTCTGGACGACGTGGAGAAGCTGAAGTCCATCTACGACATCACCATGATCTGGATCGAGGAGGCGTCGGAGCTGGAGGAGGGCGACTTCAACCAGCTGGACATCCGTCTGCGTACCGACTTCCCCTTCTACCTGCAGATGATCATCAGCTTCAACCCTATCAGCATCACCCATTGGCTGAAGAAGCGGTTCTTCGACAAGCGGGATCCACGCGCCACCGTCCACGAAAGCACCTACAAGGACAACCGGTTCCTGACCGAGGAGGCCATCAAGACCCTGGAGGCCTTCAAGGAGCGGGACGAGTATTACTACATGGTCTACTGCCTGGGACAATGGGGCGTCACCGGCAAGACCGTTTTCAATGCCAAGGCCGTGGCGGAGCGCCTGACCATCGTGCAGACGCAGCGCTGGGCCAAACGCGGATTCTTCGAGTACACCCTGGACTACGACGGGATCCACATCAGCAACATCAGCTGGGTGGAGGATCCGGATGGTCCGCTGAAGATCTACAAGGAGCCCGGCGCCGGCCGGCCCTATGTGATCGGCGGCGATACGGCCGGCGATGGCAGCGACTGGTTCATCGGCCAGGTGCTGGACAACATCACCGGCGAACAGGTGGCGGTGCTCCGACACCAGTACGACGAGGACACCTACTCCCGGCAGATGTACTGCCTGGGCAAGTATTACAACGACGCCCTGGAGGCCCCGGAGGCCAACTACTCCACCTACCCCGTAAAGCTCCTGAACCTCATGGGCTACAAGAACCTTTACGTCCGGGAAGTGGAGGATGACTACGAAGGCAAGCTGCGCCATGCCTTCGGCTTCCGGACAGACCGGCTCACCCGGCCGGTGATCATCTCCGAGCTGATCCGCATCGTCAGGGACAATATGCACCTGATCAACGACGAGGACACGCTGCTGGAGATGCTGACCTTTGTCCGCAACGACAAGCTGCGGCCGGAGGCAGAAGAAGGCGCACACGACGACTGCATCCTGGCTCTGGCTATCGCGTTCTATGTGCGGCCCCAGCAGTCCATGGCGGTCAAGGATCCCGAAAGCGGCCGCCGGAAGTGGACCCAGGATCAATGGGAGGACTGGAACAAAGCCTCCCAGAAGGACCGGGAGATCATGATCCGGATGTGGGGACCGCCAACCAGATAGCCATGAGGAGGACTACACACCATGAGCAAGAACAGCAGAAGAAAACGCCGGCGCGCTGCACAGCGGGGCGTCGGCAACGTAAACCCCAAGTACCTGGTACCCACCAGGCTGGATTTGTGGCAGCAGCGCCTGGCTGACAGCGACAACTACTGGGCCCCGGAGCGGGACAAGATGGATCACCGGGAGGCCTTGTACAACGGCGACAGCGAGCTGCGCCCTCTGGTACCTGGCGACACCAAAGCCGACGGCACCACCAAGCGGACGAGCCACGTCCGGAACATCATCTTCGAGAACATCGAGAGTCAGATCAGCTCCTCCATCCCTCAGCCCAAGGTCACAGCCCGGCGGAAGAAGGACGAGAAGCTGGCAGATCTGATCGAGCATTTCATCCGCAACGAGCTGGACCGCCAGCCCTTCGAGACCATGAACGACATGGCCGAGCGCACGGTGCCCATGCAGGGCGGCGTGGGCTTCCTGGTGGAGTGGGACAACACCAAGCGGACCCATACCACCGTGGGCGAAGCGGACGTCAGCACCGTACATCCCAAGCAGTTCGCACCGCAGCCCGGCATCTATACCGGCATTGCGGACATGGACTGGTTCATCGTGAAGGTGCCCACCACCAAGGAGGCGGTCCGCCGCCGGTACGGCGTGGCCATCTACAACGAGCCGGAGGCGGAGCCTGAGATCCGCAGCTCCGGCGGCGAACATACCGCCGAGGATGCCGTGACCATGTACGTCGGTTTCGAGCTGGGCGAGCAGGGCGGCATCAACAAGTACGTCTGGGTCAATGACATTGAGCTGGAGGATCTGGAGAACTACCAGGCCCGGCGCCAGCCGGTCTGCAGTAAGTGCGGCCGGGTACGCCCCTTGCCTGGACAGGTGATCTACAACAACGTCCAGACCATGGGCACCCAGGTGGCGGGCCAG